CCACGCCTTTCGGTGAGCTTATTCCAACGTCGCGAGACACATGACAACTCAGCTCGAGAACGCCAAAGAGGCGCTTGCCCAAATCGGGACGCGCTCGAAAATCACCTCGCTGAGCGATGGCAGCGCGGAGGCACAGTACGTCAACCTGCTGTACGAGCCGATCCGCGATTTCTTGTTGACTGAGGGTGATTGGGACTTCGCGTTAGCGGCTGAAAACCTGGTCGCCACAACAACCCCGCCGTTCCCGTGGACTTATAGATATGCTTACCCGGTAGGTGCCCTGCGGATACGCCAGCTTATTCCAACCGTTAGGGTGGTGAATGATCCGCGCCCGGTTGAGTGGAACGTTATGGTGTTCGGGGACGACAGAGTTATTGTAGCCAATCAGTCGATGGATCATGCCCTGGTGATTACTCAAGCAGTTGAGGAGACGTGGAACCCGATATTCCAGCAGAGCTTTGTTCGCATGCTTGCGAGCGCGCTTGCGTTCGCGCTCGAAAATCGGATCGAGGCATCGAAGCTGAAGTTGGATGAGGCGTTGGGTTTCGCTGGCCTCGGCAGAGCTCGGGATATGTGAGATGTCGATAGAGAGCATCATCAACCAGTCGCTCGATCTGGTTGGGCACAAGCGACATATCGGCTCGATATACGACGGTTCGACGGCGGCGCGTGTTGCGCTCAACGCCTATGCGGAGACGCGCGACGAGGTGCTGGCAATGAGGCCGTGGATGTTCGCCCGCGCCTTCACGAACCTTGTTCGCTCCACGGAGTTAACAGCTCTCACTGGCCAGTACGCATGGCTGCGGCCAGAGAGTGCTATCGTCATACTCGATGTATATCCGCCCGAGCGCACGTCGCCGGAGCCGACCCGATGGTTCGAGCGGTATTACACGGACGGTCGCCTCATCATAACGTCATTCACGCCCGCGCAGTCCGCTATCACCCAGCGCATCCTCGACCCAGATGACTGGTCGCCCGACTTCACATTCGCTGTCATTCAGAGCTTGGCGCGGCGCTTTGCCTCCCTCGTAGAGGCACCTAAGAAGGATAACAACTCCGAATGATGCCCGAGGATATCGTCAATAATGCGCTGGAAGTGATTGGGCATGAACAGCGCATAGGTTCGTTCTGGGATGGCACGTTTGAGGCGGTAGTCGCGCGCGATATGTGGATACAGCTGCGAGACGCACAGCTTTCTGCGCTGCAGCCGGACTGGTCGCGTTGGGACGATGCGCTCACGCCGAGTAAGACCGCGCCGCCCGCGTACAGCGATGCCAGGAAGTGGTCCTCGGCTACCGACCCTGACATGCCGTGGCTCTACGAGTACGCGCTGCCAGACGACTGTTTGGTGCCGATGGCGATCAAGCATCGACCAAGCACTCTACCAGTGTGGCGACCGCGCCCGATGCGCTTCCGCATCAAAACCGAGGCCGGTGTCTACACACTGCTTGGCAATGATCCGGCGCCAGTCCTGACCTGTGTCCACAGCGTCGCCGACACAACGGTGTGGCACAACGATTTCATCGACGCGATGACCGAGGCGCTGGCGAAGCGACTGGCACCGCTGTTCGGCCAAAAAATGGCGAAGCCGAGGGAGACTGAAGATGCCAACAACCCCGGATGATATCGTCAATGAGGCGCTCGACGAGCTTGGCGTACCCGAGATAGGCGATATGTACGAGGGCTCGCGAGCCGCGAATGTGGCCCGCCGAGTGTATGATACGGTGCTGCGTGGGATGCACGCCGCCGCTCCGTGGAACTTCGCCCGGCGGCAAAGCCAGATCATTATGCGCGGCGATGTGAGCGGGCAGTACCACGAAAACAAGAACGTGCCGCTGTCGTGGGCCTACATGTACGAATGGCCCAACGACTGCGTTCACGCCCGCTACGTTCTTGGCCTCAACGCCTATGCGCTCGATCAGAATGGAGCACCGCTCTACGCCGCGCCGCCGTGGAACCGACCCGCCCCATTCCTCGTGACCGACGTATCGCTGGTCAACGACATCGACGGCGATTGGCACCTCGTTGAGGGGCACAGCCCCGAGTCAACACGAGTGATTGCGACCAACCAGCTTGGTGCGATCTTGGTCTACACCGGGCTGGTGCAGTACCCGGACGCCTGGGATGCCGGGTTCCGCCGCGCCTTCACAGCCGCGCTTGCGGCTCGGCTCGCCATCCCGTGCATCGAGGACAAAGCAGCTGCGCGAGCCATCCGCGGCGACCAGCTACAGATCGCCAAGGAAGCGCTGGTCGAGGCGCGAGTGCGCGACGGCAACGAGGGTTGGACGATCCAAGACCACACGCCCGACTGGATCAGGGCGCGCACATCTGGAGCCTTGGTTCATGCCTGGTACGGCACCGGGTGGGCTGCGTATCCGATGGTTGAGGATGCTGGGGGCGTCTACTGATGTTCACTGCAAAGCAAAAATCATGACCGATAGCGAATGGCTCCCTATTAAGACGGTGCCAAAGGATGGTACTTTTATCCTTATCGTAGTGAAGCTCGCTCTAGGCGAGTCATATATAACTGTAGCACAATACTACACGGAATACGATATGCCAGAAAACGATGCCAGCGAGCGTATGCGTTTTAAGGAACGCCACGGGTTATACAACATTCGAGCATCGCACTGGCGTCCGCTTCCGCCCCTGCCGGCCGATGGGGGCGTCTATTAGTGGCACGCAGCGCACCGGATCCTGAAGCTCCACAAACCGTTGCACAGCACAGCTTTGCCACAGGGGAGGTCGCACCTGGCTTCTACGGCCGCCAAGACATACAGAAGTATGGGAGCGGCTGTGCCATCATGCGCAACTGGTACGTCGATGCCAGGGGCGGCGCAACGATAAGGCCCGGCACCCAGTTCATCGGCTACCCGGCCACCACTGGCTACGCCAGGCTTATACCATTTCAATTCTCGCCCGATGTCGGGCAGAGCTACGTGCTGGTGTTCAGCGCCAACAAGATCCGCTTTGTCAAAAACCCCGGCACCGCCTCCTACCCAAATGGCTCGAACGCGGGTTTCGTGCAGAGCGCTGGCGTGCCTTACGAGGTCACTACTACGTATACGGAAAGCGATCTGCGCAGGCTGAATTTTGTGCAGATGGCTGACGTGATGTGGTTTACCTGTCGTGGGCACGTCAGGCAAAAACTGTCGCGCTACGCCGACGACAACTGGGTTTTGAGCGAGGTGTCGTCGGCAATAGGCATCGCTGCGCCGGTCATGATTAGCGCAACAGTGAGCGCCGCGCCGACCGGCGTGACACCGGCTCCGGCGGTCGAGACCCGCTATATGTACGCCGTCAGTGCAGTAAGCGCGGAGGGTGAGGAGAGCCTACCTTCCGTGCCGGTGGTCAGCGAGGCAGGTATCAATATCGGGGTGACTGCTGGTACCGTCACGGTGGCGTGGTATCCGGTCACAAATGCGGCTTACTACAAAGTGTGGAAGGCCCTGCCCGCGCACGGCAATCGCGTGCCACTGCCGCACGAGCAATTCGGCTTTGCAGGATACAGCTACGGCACGACGTTCACTGACAGCAACATAGTCGCCGACTTCACGCACGCCCCGATCCAGGCTGGCGATCCGTTCGCGCCGGGAGCGATAGAAGGTTACACGATCACCGACACTGGATCAGGCTACACGGTCGGCTCGACGACGATCAGCGTGACCGATCCAAATGGCACGGGAGCAGTGATCTACCCCGTGCTCTCAACGAATATCGCCGCGGCAACCGGCACGATTGTGGGCCTCTACATCGCCAATCCCGGCAGGGGTTATACTGCGCCCGTCGTGGCCGCGGTCGGCACAGGCACGGGTTTCGCGGCCACTCTGACCATCGGACCCGCAACGGGTCTCGATCCGGCGACGGTCAGTTTGTTCCAGCAGCGTCTCATCTACGCCTCGACGGCCAACAAGCCTAAGTCGCTGTTCGCCTCGCGGCCTGGCTCGCCCGATGATTTCCGAGAGAGCAACCCGGTCATCGACAGCGATGCGTTCGAGTTCGAGTTGTTCGAACGTCAGGTGGCGCGTATCGCCTGGTTGCACGCAATGCCGGGCGGCCTGCTGATCGGGTCCAACGTTCACATCTTTCAGCTGACAGGCGGCAATGCTGGAGTGAGCAATCCTGTCGCCGTGTCAGCTACTAACGCGGTAATCGTGCCGCAATCGCAATTTGGCGCCGCCGATGTCGAGCCAATAGTAGTAGATCACAACGTCCTCTACGTCCAAACCGAGGGCACCGTTCGCGAACTGACCTTCAACTTCTATTTCAACATCTACGCAGGCGCAGACCTCACCATCCTGTCGAACCACTTCTTCGATCAGACACATGTTATCGATTGGGCCTATGCTGACGCCCCGAACAAAGTCGTGTGGGCTGTCCTCGACAACGGGACGCTGCTGTCCCTGACCTACCTCAAAGCGCAGGAAATCGCGGGGTGGGCACGCCATGACACACTGAATGGTGTTGTTGAGGCGATAACCACGATAGAGGAGTCTGGCGTCAACGCAGTTTACTTCTCGGTAAATCGTGGAGGGGTGCGTTGGATAGAACGGCAAGCGCAGCAACGGTTGTATCAGGACAGCGATGCATGGCAGCTCGACGGTGCGCTGTCGATCGCCTCACATTACCCGGCGGCCAATGCGTTTACGAGTGGCCTCACCGGGCGCGTGACCTTAACCGCAGACACTGCCGTGTTCTCAGTGGCCGATGTCGGGAAACATATTAACGTCGTCGCATCACGCGCCATCGTCGCTGTATACGTCAGCCCTACCCAGGTGCTGATTGACATCGACCCGGTACGGGAGTTCGGCTCTCTTTACCTGCCGCTCGGGCTGTGGCGAATGGACCCAGTGCTGTCGGTCGTGACCGGCCTCGAGCATATGAACGGCACACCTGTCTATGCACTGGTTGACGGTGTGGTGCAGGGACCGTTCGTAGTGTCGGGCGGCGCGATCACGTTAACCACTCCCGGCTCGCAGATCGTTGTCGGCCATCGCTACCAGGCGCAGCTACAACCTCTTTATATCGAGACACCGGAACAAGGCACAATCCAAGGCAAGCGAAAAAAGATTGCGGCGGCCTCTGCCAGGGTACGCAATACCAAGGGGCTCAAATATGGCCCCGCCTTTACCAGCCTGTTGCCGTGGGAGGAGGGCGTATCGTCTACTGATGAGCAGCCATACCTTCCTTACGCCGCACAGGGCCTCTATAGCGGCGACCAGCGGTTCTGGTTGAACCAAGAGTTTTCGATTGGGGGATGGGTCTGCCTGCAGATGGACGATCCATACCCGGCCACCGTGCTCAGCATCATGCCAGAGGTGGCGATGGGGGACGTGCAGTAATGTACTACGAGATCATTCTATACGATCGGCAAACCGAGCGGATGTTCGGCCGTATAAATGTGCCGCCCGCTCTAGAGCCGCAGGCGCTCGCTGCCGCCGGCATTCACGACGCGGCCGAACCGGGTGAGGTCGAACTTCATGATAAGCAGGTTCGCGCCCTCGCCGAGCTGCTGCGTTTCAGCCCTGATTTCGAACGCTTCATCTATCATTTCGAAACGATTCTAATATGAACGTCACCTTCCGCCCGGCCCGGCCCACGGACGCCGAGGCGATCGTGCCACGGCTGCGTGCGCGCGACCTGGAGGGGCTGCGCACCGCGGGCGACCCGGTGGAGGTCGTCCAGTGCGGTTTGCAGTTCAGTATTTACAGCATCGCCGCGCTGGCCGATGACGAGATCGCGGTGCTTTGGGGCGTGCGGGTCTGCACGCTGCTCGACGACAGGGCGTATCTCTGGATGCTCGGCACGCGCGTGGTCGACGAGCACCCGATACATATGCTGCGCCACTCGCGCGCCGCCGTGAAAATCATGCGCGAACGGTACTCATTGGTCTACGGCGAGGTCGCCTGCGATTTCGAAAAGTCGATCCGGTGGCTGACCTGGCTCGGTGCCAAGATCCAGGCCGGGCCGGCGGCCGACCGCATGGTCTTCTCGCTGTGAGTTTGCTCGACTTTCTCACCGCCCTGGTCGCGATCGTGCTGACCGGCGTGCTCTTTGGGATGCTCTTATGGGTCCAGAACTGATTCTCGCCACGACGGTGGCAAGCGGCGCCATGAGTGCGTTCGGCAAAATTCAGGAAGGGCAAGCGGCATCGGACGCGGCCAAGTACCAGGCACAGGTGGCCCGCAACAACGCCATCATCGCGCAACAGGATGCCGAGTATGCGGCGCAAGCCGGCGAGACCCAGGCGCAGGCGCAGGACTTCAAGAACCGCGCCACGCTGGGTGCCATCGCCGCCTCGCAGGCGAGCGGTCTGTCGTTCGACAGCCCCAGCCTCTACGACGTGCGCGAGAGTTCGGCCAATGTTCTCAGGCTCGACACCGCCAACATCGCCCAGAACGCCGCGCTGAAAGCGCGAGGCTACGCGACCAAGGCGACCGGCTACGAGGCCGAGGCGCGGCTGGCTAACAAGAAGGCCTCGGACGCCAGCACCGCCGGATACCTCGGCGCGGCCGGCTCGCTCCTGTCGTCAGGAACCAGCTTCGCCGACAAGTGGGACAAGTTTTATCCGAGCACGAAGGCTGTGTAGATGCCAACCTTACCCGCCTCCGGCTACAACACCCCGACCGCCCCGAGCGTCGCCCCGTCGCTCGATCCCGGCAGCACGTACCAGAGCGGCGCGGGAGCGACGGCGGAAGCGTTTGGCGGACTGACCGCCCGGGCATTGTCAGGGCTCGGCACTGAGGCTGAGAAGGCCGCGGAGCGCCTCGCGAACATCCAAACGATGTTCGACCAGGCCGCCTCCGACGATCTGCGGAACCAGGCGGAAGACAAGATCCAGAAGCTGCACTACGGCGACCCAGACATACCGGGTGATGTCGGGTTTCGCGGGTTGAGCGGTAAGAAGGCCGCAGACGCGTTCCCGGTATTCCGCAAGAGCGTTGACGCGGTCATGCAGGAGCACCGCGCCAAACTGCAGACCCTGCCGCAACAACAGCGCTTCGATCAGCAGATACGCATCTTTCGCAACCAGACGATAGCTGAAGCAGGCCGGCACTACGACCGCCAGCTCGAGCAGTATCATACCGACCAGTTCAACGCGTCGATGAAGGTTGACGCGAGCAAGATTGCGACGGCGGCAGCCGAGAACAATCCTGAGGTGTTCGACCAACGTCTGAGCGACAGGCTACGGAAGATCGACGAGTATGGCGCGCAACAGGGGTGGTCACCGGAAAAGTTTGACGAGCAACGGGGCTTGGCTCGCCAGGGAGCGGTCAAGGAGTGGGTGGAGTCAGAGGCACTGCGCAATCCGCTGCAGGCGCTCGATTTCCTCGAGCGCAACAAGGACCATGCGGGCGATTTATACCCCAATCTGAAGAAGACCCTGGAAGGAAAGGTCAAGGAGCAGCGGGCCTACAACGACGCGTTCCCCGAGCTGGCTCGGGGCGGCGGGGGCAGTCGCGGCCCCACGATGGTCCGGGGTGGGGCGGTTGAGCAGCGTATCAGCGAAGCGGCACGACAGGAGAATGTAGACAAAACCCTGGCACTGACTATCGCAAGCCTCGAAAGCAACATTGGGCAGGCGACGGATCGGCCCGGTAGTCAATATCGGGGCGTGTATCAGCTCGGCGACGCGGCGGCGCAACAGGCCGGTGGGCGCGAGGTGGAGCACGGCGTCCGGTTTGTGGCGCAGACCAAAGCCAAATTGACGCAAGAACTCGGGCGAGAGCCAACGGGTGCCGAAGTATACCTGGCGCACCAGCAAGGCGTGGCAGGGGCTCTTGCTCTCATAAACAATCCAAATAAGCCCGCCGGTAGCGTCGTCCCTCCCGCACATATACGCCAGAATGGCGGTGATCCTGACGCACCAGCCTCAGCCTTTGTCAACCAGTGGCGAACTAAGTACGAGGACCGTGCTTCGCAACTAGGAGGATCATCAACCGCCCCGGCTCAACCGGCGCCAAGTTCGGGTGCTGACCGGCCTCCAGCCACGCTGACACCACCGGGTACGACAGCGCCGGCTTCGATTATCGGCGTCGGCGATAGCCTGGCGGCGCATCTGATCCGCCGGGGTGGTGCCGTCGGCAAAGAAGATCGGACCAAAGTTGACAGCTATCGCGATGGCGATACCGCGGTCTCCGGTTGGAACCCGCAGCGGATCCTTAACGACCTGATCCCCAAACTGCCCGATGTCACCGGCAAGAACGTCGCCCTGTCGACCGGAATCTCGAATGCCGGAACCGCGGAGGAGATTCAGCAGGCCCTCACCGAGACCATCCCGGCACAGATCGCCGCCCTCAGAGAGCGCAAGGCAGGGCGCATCGTGCTGATGGGGGTCGGTACGCATCCGAAGCTGGCTGGGGTCAACGATGCGCTGGCGAAGCTTGCCGGGCAGAACAAGGATGTCGGGGTCGTGTTCGCCGGGCCGCAGCGCAAGACCGGCTCAGACCAGATCCATTCGACACGAGAGGGCCAACCCGAGGAGATGGCGGCGGTGCAGGAGGCGCTCGCCAAGACGGCCGGTGCTACCCCGGAAGCGGTGCCAGGATCCCCAGCCACAACCCCGGCGCCCACCACCCTCATCCCGATCCCGCCGGCCCCCGGACAACGCCCCGACGACACCGTGCCCGGCCTGCAGGCCAAGCTGGAGGACATCAACCAGCGGGCACAGGCTGAGGGATGGGACGCCGAGCGCTACCACACCGCCTACAAGCTGGCGCGAGAACGGTTGAACAACGCCTACACCGACCGGCAGCAGCGGCTCGCTGAGGACGCGCGGGCCAAGAAAGAGGTGGTGGATACGGCCGAGAACGAGATCATAGCCGACGCCTACAGCGGCTCGCCGAAAATCACGACGCAGCAGATCTCGGTCGACAAGCGCTTCGAAAGCGACCCCGCCGCGCGGCAGCGGATGAT